AGTGGTCGCCGCACCCGTCTCCGCCGACGTGACAGCCACCGCCGTCTCCGCCGCCTCCACCTCGGCCGCCGCGGCCGACGTGCCCGTCGCCCACGCAACCGCCGAACCGATCATGCCCGCGAAGCTGGTCACCGACTCCACCGCGGCCACCGCCAGCGACGCTACATACGCCCCGATCGCGCCGACCAGCACCGTGCCCACCACGGCCGCCAGGGCGATCAGCACCGGCTTGTGAGCCATCAGCCAGTTAGTCCACCGCAGCCCGATCTTGATCACGTCCTGCACGATGGGGATCAGGAACATGCCGATCTTGATGCCCATCGCTTCGACGCCGGCCCGCGCCTGATCCATCTGGACCTTGAAGTCCTTCTGCGTCTCCGACCAGCCGTGGACGTGCCCACCGGCCTCCGCCGACGCGGACCCGATCGTCTTCGTGTTGCCGATGAAGGTGCCCATGTTCGGCCCGGTCAACGCCAGGGCGGTGTTCAGCCCTGTCGCCCCGCCAAGCATCTTCGACAGGGCAGCGTTGTACGTCTGCGCCGGGCCGGACCCGGACTTCAGCGCGTCGCTGAACCCGTGCGCGTGCTTGGCCTCGGTGGAGAACTGCTTCCCCAAGTTCGCGACCAGCGCCGGCTGGTCCTTCAGCGCCGCAGTCCACGCCTTCTGCGTGACCGTGCCGTCCAGGTAGCCCTTCGCGATCGGCTGCAGGGAAGCCGGCAGCTGCTTGAGCATCTGGTCCGCCGACTGCGCGGCCAGCGTCGACTGGTTGAACGCCGACTGCAGCACCATGCCCGCCGGGCCCATGTGCGCGGTGATCGCCTTCGTCAACTCGCCCAGCGTCCCCGTCAACCCCCGCCTACCCAGCTGCTGGGCCACGGTGTTGCTGTTCAGGCCCATCTGCGCCATCTCCGCCGTCGCCTGGTGCGACGGGTTCGACAGGTTGCGGATCGTGTTCGCCAAGTCCTGCGACGCCTGGTCGGCGCTGATCCCCTCACCGGTCATCGTGCCCATCGCGCCCAGCACCTGCGACAAGCCGACGTGCGCCGCGGACGCCGCGGGTAGCACATTCGACAGCGACCCGGCCAGCGCCTGCATCGTCGTCTTGCCCGATGCGACCGTGGCGACCAGCTGCGACGTGGTGGTGGCCGCCTGCGACACGGGGATCTTGTAGTCGGTCATCGCAGTGGTCAGGCCGTTCGCGACCACCGTCGCGTCCGCGCCACCGATCTTCGCGCCCTCCGCCGCGGCCTTCATCACCTCCAGGCCCTGCGCCCCGTGGTAGCCCGCCGACTCCACCATGAACATGGCCTTAGCCAGGGCGTCCGGGCCCATGCCCACCTGCGGCGCCATCGCCTCCAGGCCGGACCGGATCATCGCCAGGTTCTGCGTCGTCTCCCCCGCGCCCGTGACCAGCAGCGTCGTGGACGCCTGAAAGTCCGATGCCATCTTCACCGACACCGCGCCCACAGCGACCGCGGCACCCGCAAGGCCGAACGTGACAGCCTTCCCGACCTTCGCCATCGTGTTGCCGTACGCGTTCCACTTGTGCCCGGACTCCTCGCCCGCCTTGTCGGTCTGCGCGACCTCCTTGCGGGCGTGCTGCATCTCCGCGTTGAACTGGTTGGCCTTAGCGCGCAGCTCCAATATGAGCGGTGGCAAGCCTCCTGGCATTAGACTCGTCACCACCAATCAGGGGAGGTAGGCGTGAAACGGTGTACGCGGTGCGGAGAGATGAAGCCGCTAGAGGACTTTCACGTCCAGCGGAAGGCGTCGGGGACCGAGTACCCGGTGTCGAAATGCAAGCCCTGTCTGGTGGCTTACAACCGAGAGCGGCGCGATCCAGATCGGCAGCGGGAGTACAAGCGCCGGTACGCCGAGCGGCATCCCGAAAGGGTCCGCGAGCAGCGGCGAGCCCGGTATCAGAGGGAGGACAAAGACCTCAAGCGCGAGCAGGCGCGCGCCTGGCGGGCCGAAAACCCGGAGCGCATTCGGGCCTATGCGCGCAACGAGGACCGGCGCTGGGCGCGACTCCTGCGCAGCCACGGGATCACGCGGGCCGAGTACGAGGAGCTGTATCGAAAGCAAAAGGGCCAGTGCCCGATCTGCGAGCGTGCTCTGCCCACTGGCATTGTGCGGAAGGGCGAAGTTGGCCTTCGCCCTCACGTGGACCACTGCCACGTGACAGGCAAGGTCCGCGGGATCCTGTGCGGGCCTTGTAATCAGGCGCTCGGGCTGCTGGACGAGGACAGAGCAAGATTTGCTCGGGCAGCGAGGTACCTGCGTTCCTAGCGCCTGCTCAGTCGTGACCAGTGCGCTCGGGCGATCGCCTCGAGGCGCTCGTAGTTGTCCTCCACCGCGGGGGTGAAGTACGGGTAGGGCGGCTGGGAGTAGCTGCGGCCAGCCGAGTCGGTGCCCGTGAAACCGAGCTCGACGCGGCGCGCGTACACCGTCGACGGGTACACCCGGGTGACCACCTCGGCCAGACCGACGTGCTCCGGGCGGTCGTGGCGGATCGACCGGCGCAGCGTGCCCGTGACCACGTTCGGCTTGTCCCCGCCGACGTGCGGATCGCCCCGCCTGTGCGCCCCCTCAAAGTTAGCCTTGGCCGCCGCCTCCACGACCGCCGCCGACTCGACGACGATCGCCTCCGCCTCCGCGGCGGCCTCCGCGACCACCCGGTCAAACGCGGCCATCACCTCGTGGACGCCCAGCCAAGCGGACACCGGGCCTCACTTCCTGATCCTGTTCGCCCGGTTCACCGCCGCGGCCACCGCGAGCAGCCCGCGCACCGTTGCCTCCGGCTCGGCCATGTACTCGTCGTGCGTGACCCGGAACTCCTTGCGGTACGCGTACTCCTCCCACAGCAGGCGGGTGCGCCCGTTCAGCTCGGGAGGCTCACCGTCTCCGCCTCCTGCGAGCCACCGCTCAAGCTCGCGGAGGCCCCAGTAGGGGACTCGAGGTCCTCCACCGACTCCACCGTGGTCCCGTTCGCCGCTTCGTGCTCCGCCTCCAGCTCGGCCGCCGCCTGCGCCAGAGGGGTGTACTCGGCGTCGGTCAGCCGCGCCGAGATCCCCGCCGGGTTCGACGGCAGGTCACCGAATGACCAGGCGTCCAGCAGCTTCCACGTCGTCGCGTCCGACAGGCGCAGCACCAGCGCCCACTCGTCCTCCGACAGCGGCGGGTCCAACGTCTCCAACCCGCCGTCGTCGTCCTCGCCGGTGTTCGCGCCCACGATCTGCTTGAACCGCTTTGACCCGATGCGGGCAACAAGCACTGACAGGGGGCGGCCCTTGAACACGGGCACCCGCGCCGGGTCGGCAAGGATCGCCCACTGCTCGCCAGGCAGGTCCACGCGGGCCCGGCCGTCGTCCAGCTTCGTGTACGGCATCACCGCTCCAGGGGGTGAGAGGGGAACGCCCCCCGGCCAGGGACCGGGGGGCGGTGTGCTAGTAGGTCGCGGCCTGGTTGCCGACGATGAACTGCCCGGGGGACTGCCCCCCGTTCGTGCCCACCACGTCGGTGGCGTTCGCGATCGCCTCGATCTTCGTCGCGAGCTGCAGATACTTGCCCGCGCCGTCGATCATCACCGAGTCGTAGCCGGTCACCGACGACTGCCACTGCACGTAGTCGTTCGTCGCCTGGCTGATCTTCAGGATCAGCGCCGGCTGCACGAACGACAGGTAGTTGGACAGGTCTGACACGGTGGCCGCGTAACCCTGGTAGATCGCGGTCAGGTCCCCGGTCACCGTCGCGTCCCCAACGAAGATCACGTACGGGGCCTGGGTGCCGTTCGCGCCGAACTCCGCCGTCGCCGACCGCTTGATGCTGATCTTCAAGTCGGAGTAGTTGGTGGTGTTCGTGCCACCGATCGACAAGGTGGTGTTCCACGCCGGGGCGGGCGGCACCGTGCTCGGGGTGTTCGTCGGGTTCGATCCCATCTTGACCGCGGGCAGGCCCATCCACGACGCGGTGAGCAGCGCCAGGTCCGTCGCGACCTTTGTCTCCAAGTCCAGCTGCGCGAGCTGGCAGCCCGCCATCTGCCACGTCTCCGCCCCGTTGTACAGGAACAGGGTCCACGACGTCGGCTGCCCGTTGCCCGTGTTCAGCAGGGACGCCTTGTGCAGGTTCGGGGTGCCAGCGGTGAACGTGTCCGGGCAGCCCATGATGTTCATCAGGTGCGGGAAGATCGAGTCGGCGAACACCGGCGCCTGGTAGTCCAGGGTGTCGTACCGGGTCGTCGCCACCTTGCCGTGCGTGGCGGCCATGTCGCCGTAGAACGCGTCGTTGTTCACCTCGCCCTGGTGCGGCTCCCACTTCGGGGCCTTCACCCCGATCCAGATCGTGGGCGCGGCGACGGCGGTGCCGTAGGTGGT